TGTAGTCCCTAGTGGCCCTTAGTTTTTGTAGTCCCTAGTGGCCCTTAGTTTTTGTAGTCCCTAGTGGCCCCCTATAGTTTGTATAGTGTTAATGAGGGGTTTCATAACTTTTGGTCTTCGTTTGTGCGGAATACAGCGCAGCGAGCGCGCGGGACTCCAAACTGCCAGCGGGGGGTCGGGGATGGGTGGGGTCTGTTATACGGTGTTTAACATCAAAAACACCGGTTTCCCTAGAATGTAGGATACAGAATCCTACCGGACCTAGACGCACTAGGGGCGACAAACCAATGGAGCATATACCATGTCGCAAGTTAAGTTTGACCTCTCCCCCGTTGCCGCTGCAGTATCTGATGCTGCCGCTGCGGAGCATGGCGCCCGTGACAAGTGGAGCCGCGCGGGTAAGGCCCTGGCCAAAGCTGGCATTGTGTCGGGCATGCTGGTGAAATCGACGGAAAAGAACCCGAATGACCTCTGGAATCAGTCGGTCCACGATCAGGTTCGCGGGTTTATCGTCCAGGGTGTTAGCGCGTCGAAGAAAGGGATGACCTTTCATAGTGTTGTCCCGGGTTCGGTTTCCGAACAGACCCCTAAGGGGTCCAACCGTTGGACAGTGGCGGACCTTTTGGGCCTCACCCGCGACCAGCTTCGCGATATCGATGACGACGTGCTCAAGACCCAGCGCCGGACTTACATGATGCTGGTCGACGGGCCGATGGTGAGTCGGATTCGTCAATACATCGATGTCGCTAACGGAGTCGAGAAGGTTCGCGAGAAAAAGGCAAAGACCGACGATAAGCCCGCGGAATCGGCAGACCCGATTGTCACGATCCAGGGATGGATTGCGGCAGCTACAAAGATGGTTGACGTCGCGGACGTCGATAGGTTCAAAGATGCAGGACTGGAAATGATCGCCTGCATGCGCAGGGTCCGGAAGTCCTGACGATAGCAGCCCCCCGGGGGGCTTGCCACACAGCCCGCAGGGTTCGCGCCCTGCGGGCTTTTTTGTGCCCGGTCGGGACCGGATGTCAACGAGCACGCGAGCGGCACGCGAGTACGCGAGGAGGCCGCGCCTGTACGCGAGCGCAACGCACAACGCACGCCTGGGCAGCACCGAACCCCCGAAAAGCATTTCTACAAATGTTATACAGTGTATAACATCGCCCCCGCACGCTGAGATCCGGTCCCCAAACGAGTCCGCGAGCGGCCTTACGAGCACGCGGGTGGCATGTTCCTATTGTTCTGCCATGTTCGGTGGGTACGCGAGCACGCAAGTGCTTGATTTCAAAAGAGAAGTTCGCTTTTGTTCCGTTGTTCTATTATTTTTTAAAAAGAATATAGGTAGGTAGGTAAGGATTTCCCTAATACAACTTCATATAAGTGAAAATATATAGGGGGAGAAGTGATATTTAGTGAGATGTAAGTCTCTTTACTTGCCGTGGAGCTATTCATACTTCCAGAACATAGAGTTTTACAGAACATTTGCCATTTTCCTGAGCCCCCACAACCACTTAAAATTCGCATATAAATCGAACAATAGGAACTTCCCGAACATCCCCCGCATCCGAGTCCGTTTTTGTAGTACAATAGCCGTCCCTTCAGCCTTCACACTCTACAAATGAAGCACGCCGACATCGACACCCTGCTCCAACGCGTGGCTCTGCGGGCGAAGCCCACAGGCTCTCCCCGCTGGGTCTACCGCCCCCACCCTCAAGTGCCCAAGACCCTGCACAACAAGCCCGTGCCCCGCGCCACCCCTCCCGGCTCCCGGACAGTCTACTTCATTGCGGGCACCACCTATGCTTTGTGTGAATACTGTACACCCTTGCTCCAGGGCGCCGCAGGCGCCACCGACATCACAGCCCTGGACCCCTTGACGGTGCACACCGTGCAGAGCGCCATCGACACCATACACAAGGTCACCCCCAACAACGTGTGGACCGAGATCAGGGACCTGGGCCTGCGTGAGACCGTGCGCCAGATCATGGAGCGCAGCGGCCTGGAGGAGTTCCAAGTCGTGCCCGCTGTGGCTGAACTGTTCGAGGTGTCCCCTCTTGTGGTGCGCCGCGCCATGGGCGGCACCGAGGCCGTAGGCCGCGCGAAGCCTGCCGAATACAAGCACGACCCACGGTGGCGTGCTTTGGTGGGTGAGGTACAACGTGCAAAGAGTGCTGCCTATAGCAGGGACGTTGTCCGGGGGTCTGGCACCGTCGCAAGATACGGCAAGTTCGACACCGAGGACCTGCTCATCAAGCATCATGGGGAGCGGTTGTTCCCCGAACGGTGCCCACTGCTGGGGCTGCCGCTGATCTATGACAGGCACAGCTACCCCAAGGACAACAGGCTCATCGCTATTGTTCGCAGGGACATGTCCAGGCCGATGGCATCGGACAACGTAGTGCTGGTGAGCCGGAAGGCTTATAAGCTGCTTGAGACCCGTTCCAAGCCCGAGACTGCCGAAGAGGTCGCCGCATTGGACGCATGGGGAGTCAAGAAAGCCATCAAACCTGCACCAGCACAGCCCGGTACAACAGACACACAAACGGAAGCTATTGACTTGACATAAGGGTCAGTCTATGCTATAATGTATCTGTCGGTGGGAGATCAGCCTATCGACACCGAGCTAGCTCGGTATGTTATACAGTGTATAACAAGCTCTTTAACAATCCAGTACCGGGAGGGGTGCTTAGCAAGCGCCCCGCTATACCGGGGTTTCGCAGGCTTACCCACAAGCCTGCTGACAAGATACTGATCTAGCCCGACACCGCTGCCTGTGGCAGGACAAATGGGGTGAGGTTCAGTTCCTCGACGTGATCGACGGTAAGAGACCGTTGACGCGTAGGCCGCAGGGGAAAGACCCTGTGCAGGTTGTTGTGGATACCTGAACCACAACCTACAAACATATAGCGACAGCATGAGCGGGGATCCCATGTGCCTAATCCGCACAACGCGAGAGCGTGGGGCGAGACCGTAGTCGCAACATCGCAGGGGGTTCTGCCCCCTGCCTAGAGCGCTTCGCGCAAACCGTCCGCACGGTACAACGAGTGCTCTAGGCAGCATGTGCTGCGAACACCGGGGCTTGACCCCATGAAAGGCGACAGACCATGAACCAGACCAAACTGAGACGTTTCGGGATCCCGGTCATTCAGCAGACCGGCCCCGTGGACCCGGCCATCATCAAGGACCTGCGCGAGCTAGGTCTCCGGTGCCTGGGTCCGTACCACAACGACAAGTGGTACATCTTCCTCCCGAAGGTAAACCCGTCGGGATTTACTGGTAAACATAACCAAGAGAAAGGCGTAAGACCATGAAACTCAGTACCAACAACCACCCGCGTCCGCTGGCGTGCCTCGCGGAACTCCCGGACAAAGTCCGGGCGGAGTTCGACTACGTCGGGGACGGCGACTACACCGCACGGTTCGTGCAGTACAAGGGTCACTGGTACGACGTGTATGACAGCCAAGCCTGCGGCGTCGGGTTCGATCAGTTCAAAGGCTGGGACGGCATCGTGTCGGAGACGTTCTTTTCCGGCGTCCTGTTCCGCTTCGCTGACGAAGATCAAGTCATCGTCGGTCAGTATTTCGCTTGATGGAGGAAGTATGGCTAATCGCAAGGTAACTCTGTGGATTCTCAACGACGAAGGGCTGTACCGCATGGCCCTGGACTGCATCAAGCAGTACCGGCACTGGTCTTCCTTCACTCGGAGCATGACCCCGAGGGAGCGTGCAGCGCATGCGATGCTCGACCGCCTGAACATGGCGGGTATCACGCACACCCCGGACGGTGCCAAGTACACCGTGACGTCGATCCGCGCAGCGATGGTGGGGCTGGCATGACCCGTCAATCCACCGCAGACGCATTCGCTCAGGGCGTGCCGGGCAAGTGCCACAACGCCCACACCGATGGGCAGACGTACACCCTGCACGACAGCCCTATCGCCGTCAAAACCGACGGTGCTGTAGTCTTTTATTGGCACGGGTTCTATACCCGCACCACGGCTGCACACATGAACGACATCCTCCGTGCTATCGGTGCCGACTTCCGTGTCGGCCATGCACTCGCCAGGAGCAAAGCGCAGACGCATTTCGTAGCGCGGATCAACGCGAAGGACTGACATGCCATCCTGGCACCAACTCAAGGCGGGGCTTCCCAAGCTCAGCCACCCCACGCAGTGGTCGAGCTACAACCCGACCGGGCACCTGTCGGTGATGCGTCACGCATCACACGACGACTGCATCGAGTACTGCAAGCGCACGGGAGACATCCCGCTTGCACCAGACAACTCCAACCCGACCCGCGCTGCGGGTCCGAAGGACTGACATGACAGACGCAACATGCCCCCGGTGCGGGGACGACGTACCTGCCGCTCGCGCTGCCCTCGGGTACAGGCTCTGCCTGTGGTGCGGGGAAGAGGAGGCGAAGGCAGAGCGCCGCTCGTGGACGGTGGTGCCCATGCACAAGTCCAATTACGTCCTGCTGACCGACAAGCGCGACCTGCACGGCATCAACAACAAGGGCGGAATTTACCGCTGACCGACACCCCCGCAAGGGGGTTTACTGTTAAACGCGTTTAACTGGAAGGAGAGACGCTATGTATTGGGAACCCGCACACAAAGAAACCATTGACGGTTTTGACATTGTTCTATCCACTACCCCGGAGGATATGCCCCCGGATTGGGACGAGACCGAGGAACAACGCGCAGAGACGCTACGTAAGATCAATGACGGGACGTGGGCTTACTTCATCGCAAAGGTAGAGGCCGCCAAGCAGGGCATCGTGCTTGCCACCGAGTACCTGGGTGGCTGCTGCTACGACAGCGTGGAGCAGTTCGTAAAGGAGGGTGATTACTACAGAGACATGGTCCACGAAGCCGTCGCCCAAGCCAAGGCAATGATTAAGCAACTGGAAGGAGAGAAGTGAAATGAAGATCAACATTGAAGTCACCGACACGTTCGGTCACGAGCCCAACTACGGTTGGGTGCGCAGGGCTACGCTCGAAGCCCCTGACCTGCTGAGCAGGTACGCCTGCGTGCGGCGTGCCAAGGCAGCGGTAGGGTGGACGGGTAAGCGTACCGTCACCGTGGACTACGGTGACATGATCGAACTCCGCCCGCACGGGGAATGCCTCGTGTGCTTCATCACGTTCAACTGATACCCCGCCCCTACGGGGGCATAACCCGAGAGAGTGAAATGCAACCACCGAAAAACGTACATGACGCACTGCGTCACATCGACAGCCTGCTTGCAGATGTCATGCGTACTGTGGACGCCTACACGGAACCGTTCGCAAATCGCCCCGAAGAACTCATCTACGTCAACGCTGCCACTGCCGACGCACGGCTGCTGGCGCTGTGGGTGCGCGACCAACTGAAGACCAAGGAGTAAACCATGAACACCATCAGCATCGCATCTTCCGCCATGATCGGAAGTCTCAACATATCTGTGTGGGAAGCACGGAAGTTGGACAAGAACACCCAGGCGGAAGTCCTGGCGAACAAGGGCGCCAAGTCCCGCCGTGCGGCGACGGTATCCAAGCACTTGTTCTCCGAGTGCCCGTCCCTCGAAGCCATCAAGACCCTGCGCGGTGAAGCCCGCGTGTGGTTCAACAACGCCACCCTGCCCTGGGACGACAACGGTGGCAGGCTCATCACCACTGCCCAGTACCTGCGGGTCATGGAGCAGGCTGCGAAGTACGAGCAGCGGTTCAACGATCTGTTGAACGTCTTCGTGAATGTGTACGGCACCGAGATCTCCAAGCAAGCCTTCGAGATGGGTGCGCTGTTCGACCGCAGCGAGTACCCGCCTGTGTCCGAAGTGCGTGGCAAGTTCCGCTTCGTGCTGTCCGTCAGCCCGGTGCCTTTGGCCGGGGATTTTCGTGTGGACATCGGCAACGAAGCCGCTGCCCAACTGAAGGCGCAGTATGAGCGTGCCCTCGCGGAACGGGTCTCAGGCGCCGTGGCTGACACATGGCAACGTGTGAAGGCCCAGGTCGAGTGGGTGCACGAGCGCATGACCGCCGTGCTGGAGCATGACCCCGACGCAGTGGAAGAACAGCCCATCATGGGCGCCGTCAAGGTAGGCACCGAGGAGGTGCCTGTGTACGATGATTATGGGAATGTCGTAGGGTCTGAGATCAAGGATGTGTTTGAGGAGGGCGTTGTCCGCATGGACATCAAGAAGAAGCGCCGCCCCAAGCTGTACGACTCCATGCTGGAGCAGGGGTTGGAGTTGTGCGCCATGTTGCGTGACCTCAACGTCACCAACGACCCCCGGCTCGAAGCGGCACGGCAGGACCTTGAGACTGCCCTCACACGGGTGGACATCGACTCGCTCAAGGAGTCCACCGAACTGCAGCGGGCTACCAAGTCCGCGATGCAGGACATTCTGGATAAGTTTGCGCTGTGATCCACAGCGCACCGCCGCAAGGCGGGGCAAGAGTGATCCCCCGGGGCTTCGGCCCCTTTACCAGTAAATCTAGGAGAGAGAAACCATGATCAAGCTCAGCATCAATCAGTGCGCCAACGTCATCGGCGCGGTCGGTTCCCACACCAGCGTGCTGGTGGAGGGTCCCTCGGGTTCGGGCAAGTCCAGCATGCTGTACATGCTGGCAGCGCGGTTCCCCGGGCACCGTGCGGTCTACATCGACTGCACCCAGATCGACGTGGGTGACATCCAACTCCCCGCCGTGGACCACGCCACGGGCACCAGCACGTTCTACCCCAACGCCATCTTCGGCGTGCATGGTCAGCAGCCTGTGGCTATCTGCCTGGACGAGTTCGGCAAGGCCCCGCGCTCGGTACAGAACGCGCTGTTGCCGGTCATCTTGGACCGGCGTGTGGGCAACCGCCCGCTGCCTGCTGGCAGCATCGTCTTCGGCACGACCAACCTCAGCGCCGAGGGTGTGGGTGACAGCCTGCAGATGCACGTCCGCAATCGCATGTCAGTGGTGACCATGCGCAAGCCCACCGCCGAGGAGTGGGTGCAGTGGGGTGTCGAGAACGGTGTGCACCATGCTGTCCTGGCCTGGGTCACGGAGACGCCTGACGTGCTGGCGGACGACGACACGGTGAACAACCCTGACCAGAACCCGTACATCTGGCACCGCAAGGACCCCGGTCGCAAGGCGTTCTGCACGCCGCGCTCCCTCGCCGCTGCTGGCCGTGTGCTGGATGCGGAGATCGAGGACGACGACGCTGAACGAGCTGCACTGTCTGGCTTGATTGGCTACCGCTCGGCGGCTGATCTGCAGGTGTATGTGCAGTTGGGTAGGAAGCTCCCGGCGTGGCAGTCCATCATCAACAACCCGGATATGGCAGCATTGCCTGACAACCCCGCAGCGCTTATGATGGTGGTTCACCGGGCGATCAACCGCACCATGGAGGATACCCTCAACCCTGTCATGACCTACATGAAGCGCTTGCCTCTGGAACTGCAAGGCGTGTTCGTGAATCAGTTGCTCCGTATCAGGGGCAAGTCTGTGTTCGCAGCTAGGAACATCAACTTCACCAACTGGTGCACCGCCAACAACTGGATGATGCGCTGACAAACCAACCGCCCCGGCATCGCCCGGGGCTCCGAAGGAGCTATCATGACCCCAGAACAACGTATCACCAAGGCGCGTAGCGCCATCATGCGTGACGAGCGTTTCACTGCGATCAGCCCGATCCTGATGATCGGTACGTGGTCTGTGGTGGACGACATCCCCACTGCGGCGACCAACGGCAGGGACGTGCTGTATGGCCGCAAGTTCATTGACGAGTGCGACGACAAGCTGCTGCGCTTCGTGGTGCTGCACGAGTACTACCATGTGCTGTTGATGCACATGACGACCTGGGCCAAGCTCGATCAGGAAGACGCTAAGCTGAGCAACATCGCCAAGGACATGGTGATCAACCTCATGCTGAAGGAAGCAGATCCGGGCGAACAATTCCTGACGATCTGGAAGCATGCCTACTGCGACCAGCAGTTCAAGGGTATGGATACCGGTGAGGTGTACCGCAGGCTCAAACAACAAGCCCAATCCAAGCCGCAAGGCGGCGGGGGCGGGGGCAATAGCCCCAAGGGCCAGCAGTTCGACGAGCATCAGCCCGCGCAGCCCGGGGGTGGTGAGGGTGACGACCCTGCTGACGGGCGTATGAAGCCCCTGACCGAAGCCGAAGCCGAGGAGGTCTCCAAGGCCGTGGACACGGCCCTGCGTCAAGGCGCACTCATCGCTGGCAAGCTGGGCCATGGCATGGCGCGGGACGTCGAGGCACTGCTGGAGCCTGTGGTGCCCTGGCAGGACGTGCTGCGTGATTGGCTGAAGACGACCGCCAAGGGTGAGGACATGAGCACATGGCGCAGGCCAGCACGGCGCTGGCTTGGGCAGGACATGTACATGCCAAGCAAATACACCGAGAGCGTGGACCGCATCGTCATCGGCATCGACACCAGCGGGTCCATCGGTGAAGCGCAACTGCGACGGGCACTGACTGAGGTGGCTGGTGCGTGTGAGTCGGTCAGCCCCCAGACGGTGGACGTCATCTACTGGGACGCCGAGGTGGCAGCGCACGAGGTGTACGAGGGTGAGCGCGTGCGCGACATCGCCAACGTGACCAAGCCCAAGGGTGGCGGCGGTACCGACGTGCGGTCGATGTTCCGCTACATGGAGAAGCGCGGCATCAACGCGGATGCTGTGATCATGTTCACGGATGGGTACACGCCCTGGCCTGCGACGCTGCCCTGCCCTGTGCTGTGGTGCATCAGCACCAAGGGTCTGCGTGCCCCGGTGGGGGAGACGCTGTATGTCCCAACATGAACTACCCAAGCCCCTAGGCCCCGAGCGTGAGTGGAAGTTGGTCGATGAACTTGCGGCCATACAGCGATTCGGGCTCTATCAAAGGCACACCATGCCGGAAGGGTACGTGACGTACAAGGGCCTGATGCATCTCAAGTACTACGGTGTAACTAAAACCTGGGTTATCTTTGCTGAAGGGTGGCGGATGGCTATCGAATCCGAGGAACCGCCCTTCGTACTAGCGGAGGCACTGTATGACGCAAGGAAGTAAGCCGCATCGCGGGACCGGATCTCAACCCCCAACCAAGGAATCATCATGAGCAAACCACCGTTCGACCTGATCATTCTCACCATCCACGGCAACAAGTTCATCGTGCCCAAAGACGCGGGCATAGCTGTGTTCAACATGCTTGCCAACAACGACATCTACAAGATAGATTACCAGTGGAGCGGGGGCCACAGCGCCAACTACGCTACGTTGGTGGAGGATGGCGCAGTCAAGCTGGAGTCCATCGGCCCGGTGGAGTTCATGAAGCTCCGTGCCGAGGCAGAGGCCAAGGCGCAACGTGACGCTGCGAAGGAGAAGGAGAAGGAATGATCGATGAGAAGCGCAATCCAGACACAACGTATCGGATAGATCTCCACCCGGGTGGGATCTTCCTCAAGACCTTCCCTAGGGTGCCTCAGTCTGTGTGCGACGGGTGGTACCGCACCGACCAGATACCGCAGTGGATGCTCGAAGCAATAGCCTTGCTCGACGCAGCGTACCCGAGCGACATACCTGACATCGGAGTGCGTATAGGCATCAGGGCCTACTGGATCGAGCCGCCTGGGACCTTCCACACCCACACCACAAATGAGAAAACCCCCTGACAGTCTTCAATGGGTGTTGACAGCACCTTGGTGCCCTGCTACATTGGAGCTTCAATCAACGGAGTGGCCGTTCCCAGTCAGCATCGAAGCCTCAGGCTCGGTGCTAATCGTCTCGCCGCCTGCCACTCGGGCCGCGCCTCTGCCGGATGAACCGGCGCTGTTCTGAAAGACCGACATGACGTTCCAAATCGAATCTGGTGTTGACCTTCCCCGTCCGGCCCGTGGCCGTCGCGCTGTCGAGTTTCCTCTGCTCGACATGGGAGTTGGCGACAGCTTCCTGATCCCGTTCGACACGACGGAGCCGAAGCTGGTGGACTCGTGGCGCCGCAAGGTGGCTGCGGCCAAGAAGAAGGTTGCGGAAGCGGAGTACCGCACGGCTACCATGTCGGATGGTCTGCGTGTCTGGCGCACTGCCTGACGTCACAAGACGCTCACCACTCAACGCTCTGCCTAGGCAGGGCGTTTTTGTTGGCTGTTCGCTTTGCGAATGGCCATCCGCCTGAAAGGCGGTAGACATAAACCAACTAGGAGTGAACATGAACAAGGCATACAAGATCAAGAAGCCGGACAACTTCCGAGGCGAAGCGTGGCTGTTCCGCATGGAGCCTCCATACGAAGAACATGACTACGTCATCGTGAGCGCTATCGACCTACAGCTTGTCAGGTACGGCGGGTCGGAGACCTACATGTTCGCAGCCACCCCGCAAGGGGATGTCAAGGATTGGCACGAACTCCCGGGCAGTTTCCAGGGGGATAAGGACATCCCCAGGGCGCTGCGCAACGCAGGGTACGAGATCGTGGAGACGCCGTGAAGACCAAGATGCTCAAGAAGGCCCGCGCCCTGTGGAACACGGGCGACCGACGCCTGGACAGATACAACCAGAGGGCCTGGGTGCAGGCCATCCGCAGGCTGGGCGACAAGTGGCTGCTCGCCACGCATGTACAACGGAAGGAGTTGACATGAACGAAGACGTTTGCAAGCCGTCAACAACGGGAGAACATGAATGGAGGCCGTGGTTTTCTGGCGGCTACAAATGCATTTACTGCGGGCAGGAGTGGCTCCCCGCCGAGCCCTGCGTCGATCCCGACGAGATCGAGGCGCACAAGTACATCGAGCCCCAGCCCGAGCCGCTGTGGCCCAAGGTGCTGGGCGCGGTCATTGCGATCATTCTGATCGGGTTGATTTTCGGTCCTGTGGGGGTGATCAAGTGAAACTCATCCTCTTAACAACGGTGCTGCTCATTGCAGGCTGCGCGCCCACAGGGTTTTACGAGTCGGAGACAACACCAAAAGGGTGGCGTGTGATTACTACACCCGGTAACAACTTCTCCTATATCGTGCCTGTGGTTATGGACGATGGAACCCGTTGCATTGTGCTGTCCAGCAATAGCAGCGGCAGAGGCGGCATAACCTGCGATTGGGGGAAGAAATGACCACGCTACGCGAAGCCGTGCAGGAGTTTGTCGCCGATTCTGTTGCCGACAACGACTGCGGAGGATGCGGGCACTTCAAGTACTACGCGGAACGATTCCGCGCCGCGCTGGAACAACACGACAAGGACGTCCAGTGGCTGAAGGATCGCCGAGAGCAATGGAGCAGACAGAAATCTCTCTGGGAGCGTGCCGCGCATCCGCAATGCGCTCAGGGCTGTGAGTTCCTGGCGATGGAGCAGCGACGCAACGAGCGCGAGCAAAGGCTCAAGGAAAGGGGGTTTGAATGACCATCATCACCGTACCCCGCGCAGTGCTGGAGCAGGCGCTGGAGGCGTTGGAGGCCATGAAGGCTGAATTTCGTGCGCTTGACCTACCCTACGGGAGCAAAGCCTACGCAGCGGGGAATCAAGCGGCGCATGGCCTCCGCGCCGCGCTGGCGCAGCCGGAGCCGCGCAACCAATGCGGTGAAACCTGCGAGCGCGCAAAGCTATGCGCCGTGTGTGCGAAAGGGCTGGCGCAGGAGGAGCAGGAGGAGCAGGAGCCGATGGCGTGGCGAGACCCCGCGACGGACGACATCGTGAGCGTTGCACGCAGGGCCGCGTGGGAGACCGATTACGGTCTCGGTGGCAAAGGCCGCGCGGCAACGTACACCGAGCCGCTATATGCACGCCCACCCCGCCGCGAGACGGAGCAGGAACCGGTGGCGTGGACAGACCGAGAGCTTGAACTGATCGACGGGATGATTGAGGTTCAACTGCGCCACGCCTCGCAGTGCGACGGCATTGCAAACCGCCCGATGGCCGAGCGGCAGAAGGGCTGGGACATGGAGCGAGTGGCTCTGCTGCACAAGATCAAGAGCAACCCACCCCGCCGCGAGCCGGAACTGCTGAAGGCGCTGAAGTTGATACGGCAAAGCATCGTCAATCCCCTGTCGGTGCAGATGTCACAACAACAGTTGTCGGAATACGTTCGCGCCGCCATCGCCAAAGCGGAGGGGCAAGCATGAAACTCCGCGCCTTTCTGCGCGGATTCGCCAGCGGACTAGCACTGCTGCCGCTGTGGCGGTGGCTCAGGAGCAGGACATGACCACATGGCACAAAGGCCCGCCGCCTTCTGTCGGCTGGTGGCCGGCGAGCCGCCGCCGTAACCCAGACCTCCTGCGTTGGTGGAATGGTAGGAAATGGAGCCAGCCGGTGCACATCAGGATGACGGCCGAGGAAGCGGCAGAATCTGCATATGTCGAAAGTTTTTTGGACGACATTGAATGGACCGACAGGCCCGCATCGTGGCCGGAAAGGAGCAGGACATGACCCGAGAAGACATCCTTAAGCTGGCGCGGATGGTTGGATTGCGTAGTGCAGTTTTGCTGCACATATACGACGGCAGAGAGGGGGCGCTGACGGACCAAGAACTGGCCGAGTTGCAGAGGCTTGAACGCTTCGCCGCCCTCGTCGCCTCAGCAGAACGCGAAAAAGTCGCCCACTGGATGCGCAACTGCGGCTACGCCACCGGCCACGGTGACACGATAGAGGATCTGCTGGACCACCTTGGCACGCAGATTGCCGAGGGGCTGTTGATGGAGCGTGAGGCGTGTGCGAAGGTGTGTGATGCCGCAGCAAAGAAGATGGACGACGAAGGCGAGGGTCCAACTGGATACATCTCGTGGGTGTACGACTGCGCCACCGCCATCCGCGCAAGGGGGAACAAATGACCACGGACCTCAGAAAAGAACTCCGCCAACTGGTGATGGAGAGCTACGACAAAGGCGTCGCTGATGCCATGAAAGCCGCCACCGCAGCGGCGCAAGCGGCAGTAGAAGCAGAGCGCGCTGCCTGCGCCGACATCTGCGACCAGCACGCCAGTATTGAGGGCATTGCGCAGTGGTGTGCTGCGGAGATCAGGGCGAGGAACACATGACCATCATCTACTACTGGTGCCCGCTGCATCGGGCGTATGTGCAACGGACAGTGCCAACGGAGTTGGCGTTTAGATTGGCGGGGTTGGCATGAACTACCTACCCAATGATGTGGCCCGGTGCGCCGGGGCACACAAGCCCGAGTGCGAGGACTGCCTGAGAAACATCAAGGTCAGCCCGCTGCATCCTGCAGCCACACGCACCGTGTGGCTCGGCCCGTGGGTACTTGACGAACCCTGTATTTCCAAGCTGACCAAGGAAAAGCAGTGAAGCTGACGCCTTGGTTTTCGATGGATGTTGCTCCCATTTACCTTGGTGTTTACATGGTCGATCAAAGCTGGCCCGATCAAGAAACAGAGGCTGTCTACGCCTACTGGGATTGCGTCAATTGGTATCCACAAGGATCAACACCCAAGGATGCGATGTACACAATGTGTTATGGCCCAACAAAAGGCAGGCCGTTTAAGCAATGGCGCGGACTTGCGGAGGAACCAAAATGAACGAACCCATGCACCCCTCGGGCCTGACGCTTGCTCGCTGGCTGTGGCCTTTCAAGACGGACGAGGAACGCGCCATCGTGGCTCGGTGGTTCGCCAAGCAAGCCCGCGCTGAGCGGGGCCAGGGTGAGGAGGCATTGATGTGATTGACGACACCGAAGCTCGTGCCCTAATAAGTGGCATCAAGCACTACGCACAGTCACCAAGCGGGATTGTTGCAGTGATGTCTGAAAACATTGGCGGTCTTGTTTTGGTAGCTAAATGGGTATCTGCGGACAAGATTGGACCGCCAATTCAATTTGAGGGAGGGGTTCATGGCCCTAAACACACACCTCAGTAACACCACTGCCTACGCGGCGGTGGTCGAGGCCCTGGTCCGCACGGGCGGCACGCCGAAAGAGCTTCACGAGATCTCGGGGCTGGCGGCCAACACCACACGGAAATTTCTCCGTGCCCTGCGCAACCGGCAGCTAGTTCGCGTAGCGCTGTGGCGCCAGGACGGTCTGGGCCGCTACACAATCGCTGTCTGGGGGTGGGGCAGTGCACCTGATGCCAAGCGCCCGCCGAGGATGACTCCGACCCAACGGTCCGCAAGACAGAGGATGAAGAAACGTGAGATGTCCGCATTGCAACAAGGACGGGAAGTCCACGGTACTGGAAAGCCGCCCACTGGACGGGCAGGTCTGGCGCAGGCGCATGTGCCCTAAGTGCCTCAAGTCGTTCGTCTCCTGCGAGACGGCGGAACCCGGCATGACCATGCCGACACTGACGCAGTCAAGGCACCGATTGAAAGATCGCAAGATCAAACCAGAGCAACATAACCTTAGATGGGGAAGCAAATGAGCGCGAACAACATCGGCCCAGGTCACTACAAAGACAAGCCCATGCAGCCGTGGGACTACATCATCGCCAACAACCTCAACTACCTTGAGGGGAACGTCGTCAAGTACGTCTCCCGTTGGAGACAGAAGGGTGGTGTGGAAGACCTGCGTAAGGCAAAGCACTACCTTGAGAAGCTGATCGAGGTAGAGACGGAGACACCCAAATCCGATTCAACTTTGCAATCCCAACGAACAACATGGGAAGCACGTCTCAAGGGGGCGAAGTGAGCACTCCGGAATCCAAGGTCAAGGCCCGATGCGTTGACATCATCAAGAAGTACAAGGCGTACTACTTCTTCCCAGCGCAGAACGGCTACGGACGTGCGGGCGTGCCCGACATCATCGTGTGCTTCAGGGGCATGTTCCTTGGCGTCGAGTGCAAGGCAGGGTTCAACAAACCAACTGCGTTACAAGAGCGTGAGATGGCTGAAATCCAGAAGGCCGGGGGTAGCGCAATGGTGGTCAGGGAGGATACAATCGAACTTCTGGAACAGTGGTTCTTGGAGCGGAAGTAATGGAGATCCTCACGATTGACTTTGAAACGTATTACGACAAGGAGTACAGTCTAAGCAAGCTGACAACTGAAGAATATGTGCGTGATCCACGATTCGAGGTCATCATGGTTGGCATACGCTGGCCGGATGGCAGGCTCGACTTCATCGAGGGCACGCACCTTGAGATCAAACACCAGTTCGACGAGATCGAGTGGGGACGCTACGCGGTCCTGTGCCACAACACCCTGTTCGACGGTGCGATCCTGGCTTGGCGTTTTGGGGTGAACCCGGCTGCGTGGCTGGACACCCTGTCCATGGGCCGTGCCATGTTCGGATCGAGGAACAACTCCCTCGCTTCCCTGGCGAAACGCTACGGGTTGGATGACAAGGGCACGTTCGTGCAGAACGCCATGGGGATGAGGAGGAAAGACTTCAGCCCTTCAGAGTTCCAGCAGTACGTTGCCTACTGCCTCAAAGATGTGGAGTTGTGCTATGACCTGTGGCGTCTCATGTCCAACGGGTGGTACGACCCGAGCGACGGGGACAACCGTGGCGTGTTCCCAATGCAGGAACTCAAGCTCATCGACCTGCACATCCGCATGTTCACAGAGCCCATGCTACGGCTGAACCTGAACAAGCTCGAAGGTCATCTCGAAGAAGTTGTGGCACAGAAGGCTGCGCTCATGGAGCGGGTCACGGTGGACAAGTCCGAACTCATGTCCAACCAACGCTTCGCGGTTTTGCTGGAGACCCTGGGCGTCGATGTGCCTATGAAGATCAGCCCGACCACGGGCAAGAGTACGTTTGCGTTTGCCAAGACCGACGTGGGCATGAAGGCCCTGCTGGAACACGAGAGCCCCACCGTGCAGGCCCTGGCCGCTGCCCGCCTGGGGGTGAAGAGCACCCTGGAAGAGACCCGCACGCAGCGGTTCATCGACATCGCCAAGCGCGACCCACGGTTCCCCGTGCCGCTGAAGTACGCCTATGCTCGGACCAAGCGCTCGTCGGGTGGTGACGGGATCAACCTGCAGAACCTGCCGTCCCGGGGCAACGTGGGGCTCAAGGAGTGCATCGAGGCACCGCCCGGGTGGGTCATCATCAACTGCGACTCGTCCAACATCGAGGCCCGCATGCTGGCGTGGTGGGCTGGGCAAGACGATCTGGTGCAAGACTTCGCCAACGGTGTGGACGTGTACTGCAAGCTGGCGACGACGATCTTCGGCAGGCAGATTACCAAGGCGGATCAGCAAGAACGTTTTGTAGGCAAGACTGTAGTCCTCGGCTGCGGTTACCAGACCGGGGCAGGGAAGCTGCAGGTAACGCTCAAGGCAGCGAAGCCCTCAGTGGACATGCCTGCGGACGAGTGCGAGCGGATCATCAAGACCTACCGTGACAGCGTGCCAAAGATCGTGGGCCTTTGGAACCAAGGAGAACGTTCCATCCAAGCTATGTACGACAACAACAGTATGTGGTTTGGACGTGAAGGCGTAGTCAGGATAGAAGGTAAGTACGGTGTACGCCTACCCAGCGGGCTGTACATCAGCTATCCGCAACTTCACCGTGTCTTCGACTCTGGGCGCAGTCGTTGGTCCTACAAAGACGACACCGGTATAGTGGATATCTACGGCGGCAAGCTGGTGGAAAACGTATGCCAAGCACTTGCCCGGATCATCGTGATGTATCAGATGTTACGGATTGCACGTAAACTACCGACCAAGCTCACCGTTCACGACAGCGTCGTTGCCCTGGCCCGGGAAGAAGAAGTCGAGGCCGCTCGGGGTTACGTCGAGGAGTGCATGCGGTGGGTGCCTGACTGGGCCAAAGGCTGTCCGATCAACTGCGAATCCGGCATAGGCCGGAACTACGGGGAAGCATGAACGAGAACCTCAACGACTACGCTATGCCGCTCATCACCATCGAGCGGCTCATCAAACAGATCCATGACCTGTGCCTTGAGCACCGGTACGCTGAAGCGAGCGAAGCGGCCTTGCATCTTGGCGTGGAAGTGCGTATCCTTCAGGGCGTACTTGCCATCATGGAGAACGGGCCTTCGGCCCGTCCGCGCTCGTCATGACATTGCCCGGACCCTGGTCCTACTCGTCCCTCAAGTCCTTCAAGACTTGTCCAAAAAAGTTCTACGAGATCAAGGTAGCGAAGAACTTCAAGGAGCCCGAACACACTGAGGCTACGTTGTACGGAAAGAACTTCCACACAGCGGCAGAGAACTTCATGCGGGATGGTGTCGAGCTTCCACCAGAGTTCAGCTTCACGAAGCCACACCTAAGCGCTCTTCGTTCGCTGCCTGGGACGAAGTACTGCGAGTACGAGATGGGGTTGACCAAGGAACTCAACCCCTGCGGATTCAGAGACAGCACGGTGTGGTGCCGGGGTATCGCGGACCTGCTCATCATCAACGAAGAGAAGGGCATCGCCCGGGTGGTGGACTACAAGACCAGCAAGTCCACGAAGTACGCTGACACAGCGCAGCTTGAGTTAATGGCACTGATGATCTTCAAGCACTTCCCGTTCGTCCGTAAGGTGCGGGCTGGGCTGCTATTTGTCGTTGCCAACAACTTCAAGCCAGCGGACTACGAAGCCGCGCAAGAGAAGCTCTACTGGAGACAGTGGATGGAGGACGTGCGCCGCCTGGAGGTTGCGCACAACCTGGGGGTGTGGAACCCTAGCCCGTCAGGGCTGTGTAAGCGGCACTGCATCGTAACGACCTGCCCCCACAACGGGGCCAACGGAGGTTGACATGCCCTACAAGGACATGAAGGACAGAGACCACAAGAAGGAGTACGCGGACTTCCTCGCCAACGGTGGCAGGGCCAAGCAGTCCGAACGGCAGCGTGCTCGCAGAGCCTGGGACAAAGAGAACGGTAGGGATTCACGCAGGGGCAAGGCCCTCGACCATGTGACTCCTATCAAGGATGGCGGCAAGAGCAAGCCCGGGAACGTGCGGCTCAAGTCGTTCAGCGCGAACAGCGCACGGAATTTCAAAGGCCCGAACTCGGGCAAGTAACCCCGCCCCGGGGATCGGGGCAAACGCTAGCTCAACGGACTTTGTCCCTTGGGCTGGATGTCTTTTTGGAGTGGAGAATGCAACAGAATCATGTAATGGTAGACATCGAGACCTTGGGCGCCCGCCCGGGGGACATCATCCTCAGCATCGGTGCTGTGAAATTCAGCGCTGAGAAAGGTCTGGGGGAAGAGTTCTACGTCACCATCGACCCGGAATCGTGCAAGGCTGCTGGACTGCGTGCACAGAAGAGCACCCTGGAGTGGTGGGGCAAGCAGTCTGACGAAGCTCGGCGGGCTGCGTTCCAGGGGGAGTTCTCGCTCGAAGTAGCACTCACCAAGTTCACCATGTGGATGCCCCCGCTGGACACGGCTATTGTCTGGGGTAACGGTGCAAACTTCGACAACGCACTGATAACCGCTGCCTACCGTGCTGTCAAGCACGATGTGCCCTGGCACTTCTGGAATGATCGCTGCTACCGGACGATTTCCGCGATGTTCATGAAGACCAGGGTGGGACGTGTGGGTACTGGACACGTCGCGCTGGACGATGCCAAGACGCAAGCTCTGCGGCTGCTGCAGATGGTGGAAGACCACAAGTTCGCGCTCAAGTGACCTATGCAGATCATTGAAAACAAAGCGCTTCTGCTTCGGCTGCGCAACCCCGAGCGGGTTCTAGCCACCATACCGAAGGCGAAAGTTGTCGCCCAAAGCTCTGGGACTTCTGACGTCTTGGTGTGGTGGGGGTTGGACGAAGCGCGGGTCCTGCGCAATCTGGGTGTGAAGAACGTGCCCTCACCCATCCTGGGCCGCTACAAGTGGCCTGGGGTGTTCAAGCCGTTCCAGCACCAGAAGACGACCGCAGCGTTCATGACACTGCACAAGCGGGCGTATTGCTTCAATGACCCGGGCACGGGCAAGACCGCTTCGTTCGCCTGGGCTGCGGACTACCTTCTTGGACGCAAGTTTGTACGAAGGGTACTGGTCATCTGCCCGCTGTCCATCATGGCCCCGGCATGGCAGGCGGACTTGTTCAAGACGCTGATGCACCGCAGGGTGGACGTGGCCTACGGTGACCGCAAGAAGCGGGCCAAGATCATCGCTTCAGACGCTGAGTTTGTGGTGATTAACTTCGACGGTGTGGAGACGGTCCTCAACGAACTCAAAGCCGGGGGGTTTGACCTCATCATCATCGATGAAGCGAACGCGGTGAAGACAGCGACGACCAAGCGCTGGAAGGCCATCAACCAACTCATCACCCCCAATACGTGGCTGTGGATGGCGACCGGTACCCCTGCCTCGCAGGCGCCGACCGATGCCTATGGGTTGGCGAAGATGATGGATGACACGTCTGTGCCGAACTACTTCTACGCATTCCGGGACCGGGTGATGCACAAGGTCACGCAGTTCAAATGGAAAGCGAAATCGAACGCACAAGAGATCGTCAACCAAGTTCTGCAGCCAGCGATCCGGTTCACCAAGGACGATTGCCTGGATCTACCCGAGCTTCTGTACACCACACGGGACGTGCCTCTGACCCCGCAGCAGTCCAAGTACTACAAGCTGCTAAAGGAGCAGTTCATCATGGCGGCAGGGGGCGAGACCGTGACCTCAGTCAACGCTGCTACCAATCTCAACAAGCTACTGCAAGTCTCTTGCGGTGCGGTCTACTCGGACGACGGTAACGCGGTTGAGTTCGACATCACTACCCGGTACAACGTGTTGCTGGAAGCCATCGAAGAGAGCACTCACAAGGTGCTGGTCTTTGTCCCCTTCCGGCACACCATCAAGGTACTGCACGAGAAGCTCAAGAAGGATGAGTACACCGTTGAAGTGATCGATGGCAGCGTGCCCGTGGGGCAGCGCAACAAGATCTTCGCTGACTTCCAGACCCAGCCCGAGCCGCGAGTGCTCCTCATCCAGCCTGCGGCAGCTTCGCACGGGGTCACCCTGCACGCAGCCAACACCGTGGTCTGGTGGGGGCCTGTGACGTCGAACGAGACCTACCATCAGGCCAATGCCCGGGTGCACCGCTCGGGGCAGAAGAACCCCTGCCTCGTTGTGCGGCTGTGCAGCACCCAGGTGGAACGCAAGCTCTATGACGCGCTGGACTTGAAGACCGAGGACATGAGCACCCTGCTCGACCTCTACCGCCAGGAGGTACTAACCACCTAAAACATCAGAATGCGCCATTCAACTAGGAGAAGAGAAATGCAACCACTGAATTTTTGCAGACAAATAATCAAGCAAGACAAAGCGAACCCTATGGAAGGCTTGTCAGAGATTGCTGAGGTTGCCGAGAAGGCGACCAAATTTTGCTTGCCAGATGGCGGCAAGATCATAGACGACACCGAACTTAGAGGACTTGATGGAAACGTAGAACTCCATCTACCGTTCAACCTAACTGCTTTGGAATATTTGGTATCTGAAGAGCCCAAAGAGGGGGAGATCAAATCTTCTAAACGTGTAGTAGTTGCTGAAGAAAGAGAAAACGATCTCGCCTGCAAAGCGGCGTTCTGGGCAGATGCTAGTAACAAGTGGCTAGCTCTGCATGACTTTAGTATCCCGAAAATAGATTACTTATTCAAACAAGATGGCAAGATCACACTGAGAGTACATACAAGTTCGCCGGTATTGTCTGACATACAACATGAACTTGAATCACTTCTAGACTTCATCAACGCCCTGCAATGCTCTAATGTAAGTATCACAAAAGAGAAAGGACGGAAGCCTAACAAAAGTTCTAAAGACGCTTTGCCCTTTGACGACTATCACTTCCTAACAATTGGACGAGCGGAGGATAGCGCGGCTTCACAGGCCACGGGAGGGTCACACCGTTCGCCCAGAGAGCACCTTCGGCGCGGGCACATCCGGCGCCTGCCCACAGGCAAGAAGGTCTGGGTCAGCGCAACCGTGGTCTGTGCGGGCCAGGGAGGGAAGGTCAAGAAAGACTATCGCCTCACCGCTTGACACGCCCAAAGTTGCCACGTAAACTCTGAACCCTCAACCCTAGGAGATCCCATGGAGCCCAGTATCGAGGCACCTCAAGTGCCCACTGAAAAACTCGTCAGGGCGTACATCAAGATGCGCGACGCGCGTTCCGCCCTGACCCAAGAGTACGAGGCCAAGGACAAGGCCATCAAGGACCAAATGGAAATCATCGAGCACACGCTGCTCGATGTCTGTAAGCGTGCTGGTGGCGATAGCATCAAGACCAGCGCAGGCACCATCATCCGTGGTGTCAGGACTTCTTATTGGACTTCCGACTGGGAGTCCATGCACAACTTCGTTAAGGAGAACCAAGCACTCGATCTACTTGAGAGGCGCGTTGCGCAGAAAGCTATGGGGGAGTTCCTCAAAGCAAATCCAGACAAGATGCCCAAGGGCATGAATGTCGAAACCAAGTACACGGTTACCGTAAGGAGAGCCTGAATGTCTGAAATGACTCTTTTCCAGAACGGCAGTCAACTGCCTGCACACTTGAAGCGTGGTGAACTCAGCGACCTGACCCGGTCGCTCATGGGCACCAGCAGCAAGCGCATCAGCTTGGAAGGCGGTGTCTTCCGCCTCATCGTCGGCGGGCAAGAGGTTGCCAAGAACGAGAACCGCTCGATGAACATCGTGGTCGTTCGTGCTGCCAGTGCGAACTCCCGCACCTACTACCCCGAGAAGTACGTCAAGGGCACGAAGGCCCGCCCCATCTGCTGGTCCGAGGATGGCAAGCTGCCGCATGCCAGCGTGAAGGCGCCCCAGGCCAGCAGTTGCGACAAGTGCCCGCAGAACATCAAGGGCTCTGGTGATCGCCCGGACACTCGTGCTTGCCGCTTCCAACGTCGTCTGGCCGTGCTGTTGGAGAACGACATCGATGGTGACATCTACGCGATGACCATCCCGCCGCAGTCGATCTTCAGCCAAGGCGAAGGTCGCAAGATGGGCCTGCAGCAGTACGCTCGTTTCCTGGGCGGTCACGGCATCGAGGTCAATGCGGTGGTGACGGAGCTTCGGTTCGACACCGAGGCTGAGGGTGTCAAGGTGACGTTCAGCGCGGTGCGTCCCCTGGAAGTGGACGAGTACAACTCCATCGTCGCCCGCAAGGACGAGCCCGCTGCCATCGACGCTGTGACGATGACCGTGGGTGAGATGGACGGTGCACCTGAGGACGGCACGGCTGTGCCTGCGCCTGAGCCCGCTCCGGCCCCCATGCCGGTGTTCTCTGCTGCGCCCACCCCTGTGGCCCCTGCGCCCGCTCCGAAGCCCGCCCCTGCACCCAAGCCTGCGGCAAGCGGATTCAAGGTCACCAAGTCCGCCCCGGTCCCTGCGCCGGTCGAAGAGCCCGCTGTGCGTGAAGCCAAGGCACCGGCCCCTGCGGTGCCCGATGTCAGCAACATCCTGTCGCAGTGGGGCGACGACGCTGACGACTGATTGAACGGGGCGGCGACAAGCGCGTGAGCGGGGGCTCCTTCCAAAGGTCTCCTACCCCCGCAATAGTCCCGGGTTGCGCCGGGACCGCCCCACCTACCACCATGCCCTACACCGCAAAAATCATTCGGCTCAACGCCGATGCAGACCCAAGCCTGCTTGGCGTCCAACTGGGGCGGCTCTGCATACACCGGCAGGTTCCGGTGGCTGACGTTGCCCACGCCTTGGACGTGACCAAGGTGGCGGTCTACCGCTGGTTCTCGGGTAAGCGAGATGTGTCGAAGCACTTGCGTGAGCGCGTGCTGGCGTACTATCGTTCCACCCTGCCCCCGGCGTGACCCTCCCCCAGCCAGCTTCCCCGGTGCTCGTCGCACCTGGGCTACTTCCGTGCCCCCATGGCTTTCACAGACTTCTTCAGAAGCATCCTCCCACAAGGCACGCGTTATGTACTACGGCTAATCCACAAACCCACGGACAAGCGTCGCAATGTCTTCTCGTCATCATTCGAGGAGATGGCGGAACAAGCGGAGCAGCTTGTTCATAGTGGACTCGACCTCTACTACGCAACAGCAGGGTTTGGAGCGCAGAAAAAAGCGAACGCAGAGAACGCCGTAGCGAAGCGCGAACTGTACATAGACATAGACTGCGGAGAGAAAAAACCATACAAAGACAAAGCAGAAGGGCTAGGAGCCCTGCGTACATTCTGCACTTCCGTTGGATTGCCAAGACCCACGCTCATCGACTCGGGTAACGGTATCCATGCACACTGGATCTTCAACGACAGCGTCGCACTGCATGAATGGCATGCGGTAGCTGAGGCTCTGAAGCATAGGTGTGTCGCTGAGAACTTCAAGGTTGACGGTGCCTGCACTGCGGATTATGTCCGGGTACTGCGTATTCCGGGCACGGTCAACACCAAGAACGGTGCTACCGTCGCGCTGCTCACGCCGATCAAGCACCATGATTTCAACACGCTGCGCGAGATCATTGGCGTCGAAGTATCCCAAGCGGATATGTTCGCCAAAGCGCGGGCGTTGTCCAAGGGCTCGATAGAGGAGACAAAGAAGCTCTTCGTTGACCCCAACAAGACCAACAAGTTTCACACCATCTGGATGAAGTCTGTTGGCAGCTTCGGCTGCGAGCAGATCAACAACGCGATCCGCAACCCTGAGACCCTTGCCGAGCCGCTGTGGCGCGGCGTGCTGTCGATTGCACAGCACTGCGAGGACAGGGACTGGGCCATACACGAGATCTCGAAGAACCACCCTAACTACAGCCCTGAGGAGACCGAGGCCAAGGCTTCGCTGACCAAGGGGCCGTACACCTGTGAGACGTTCAGGGGGTTGGACGAGGGGCCGCTGTGCGAGAAGTGCCCGCACCTGGGCAAGATCACGTCCCCGATTCAGCTTGGGGCGGAAATCAAGACAACGACCGAACCGGTGGCGGTCAAGGTCGAAGACCGCGAAGAGACGATCCCGGCCTACCCGGCACCCTTCGTGCGTGGGGCTACTGGCGGCGTGTACATGAAGCAGTACAACCCGCAGGGGGACAAGACCGTGCTGGTCAACCCCTACGACATCTACATCTACCGGCGGATGCGCGACAACCATGGTGGTGGCGACACGCTCTGGGTCAGGCACCATCTTCCGCACAACGATGTACGTGAGTTCACGATACAACAAAGCGAAGTCGCATCCAAGGACAAGTTCCGGGACTGCGTAAACCGTGAGGGGGTCATTGCGTTTGAGGATCGTCAACTGAGTGGCCTGCAGTTGCTGTTCAGCAAGATGATCGAAGAACTGCAAAAAGCTGAGAAAGCCGACAACATGCGAGTCAAGTTTGGCTGGACCGCTGATAACACTTTCGTTATCGGTAATCGTGAATACACGCACAACGGTGTCATTCACAGCCCAACGTCCAAGCCTCTAGAGAACTACGTCAACTGGTTCACACCCAAAGGCAATATCGATGACTGGAAGAGCGTAGTCGATCTGTACAACAAGCCCGAGATGGATATGCACGCGGCGGGTGTGCTGGCTGGTTTCGGGAGTGTGTTCATGCACCTGTCCCCTGAGAGCGGGGCTGTGCTGAATTACTACTCGAAGAAGTCAGGCACGGGCAAGACCACCATCCTGCGGATTGCGAACTCGATCTTCGGAGACCCTGTAAACCTGATGAAGGACGCGCAGGACACGAAGCTCACGAAGATACACCGCATGGGCTTGATGAACGGCATCATCGTCACCATCGACGAGATGACCAACGCGGACCCCATGGAGATCTCTGACCTGCTCTACAACTCTACGCAAGGCCGTGCTAGAGACAGAATGCAGGCGAACACCAACGCGGAGCGTGTGAACAATACCCGTTGGAAGCAGATCACTATCATGTCGAGCAACACTACCCTCGAAGATAGGCTGTCAACGATCAAGTCTGATCCTCAGGGGGAACTTGCACGGTCGTTGGAGATCCGCCTGGACACCCCCCTACCTGACGATGTGCTCGGTGCACAGTTGACGTTCAACAAGATTCTGGACAACTACGGTCTGGCCGGTGACATATTCATGCGCTATGTCATCCCGCATCTTGATGAAGTGAAGCGGATCTGGGAGAACACCAGAGACAAGATCTACGGTATGGAGCGCTGGACCCAGACCGAACGGTACAAGCTGAACGCCGTGATCTGCATGGTGTCGGCAGGGTTGGTGACAAACCACCTGGGGCTGACTAGATACGACATCGGTCGCATCGCCAAGAAGCTCGTCAACAAGGTGCGCGACCTGCGTGATGAACTCAAGGCTGTCAGCACCACTGCATCCAGCACGGTGTCGTCGTTCATCAACAAGAACATCAGGAACATCCTGATCGTCAACAGGAAGACTGGACCCAGCGGCTTACCGGAAGCACCTAGGGTGGAACCTCAGGCTGAACTGATTATCAGGTATGAACCTGATACCGATACGTTGTTCATCAACAAGCGGGAGTTCACCAAGTGGTGCGCCACCAACTACATCAACGCCAAGGAGATAGGTCCGCTGTTCAAGCAAGAAACCGGAGGCACGGTCAACGTCACCAAGAAGCGCATGGGCGCTGGCTGGCGTACCGACCTGGGGGCGGTCGATGTGCTGGAATTCCAGAACGCCCGCAGTCTGATGAACCTCGATGACCTCGATGGATCGTCGGCTCCCGCATGAACTGCCTGAGGTTGCCACGATCAGGGGCGTCAGGTACCGGTTGCCGCAGTGGCTTGAGCCGGGTCAGAGCTTCTTCGTGCCGTGCCTGGAAGCGCGGTCCATGGCGTGGGTGCTGGTGCACCGCTACAGCCGCGTGGGGTTCAAGCTCACATGGGCAGAACGGATCGAGGACGGGATGCTTGGCATCCGCATCTGGCGTGAGGTATAGTCCGCCCCGCCGATTGCTCCTGAGTCGGTCTCCCTCCTAGTTGGCCCCCGGGTGAGTTCGCTCCCCGGGGGCAATTTTTTATAGCCCCTGTTGGATCTTCCGGGCCTGGGTACGCAGCATCCCTACCTGCTGCGCGATCTCGTTCTGTTGAGCACGTAGCTGATTGATCAGCATGCGGCGCTCTCCCTCATCGATCTCCGTAGTACGGTCAACCAAAGCAGCTTCGTCGTTGAGTTCCTTGATTGTCTTCATCAAGGACGACACTGCAGGGCGGATGGAGAACAAGCCTACGTTCTTACGCAGGTACTCGTCAGCGTTCTCAGGCTCACGCTCCAACATACGGTTATACGTTGAGTTGACGCGGTTGACATCCTTTTCCAGATCGTAAACCTCGTCAAGGTACCTCGTACCGACAGGGTCCTTCATCACAGCCGACGCACCTGTGAGTTGGGCAGCGAGCATTTGGTGCAGGGGGCGGTCAGTTCGCGTGGGGTTAATGAACGCGTCTGTCATAGCCAGCGCTACACCCGCCGTAGTACCGAAGATGCCACGTATAGCGTTCTCAATCTTGATTGGAGAAACGCGGAACAGTTCCACACCAGTTGTCTGGTACAGATCTTCGAGCTTCTTGGCCGCTTCTTTTGCGGTGTCGGACGTGCCGGTGCCGAAGCGCTGGAAGGGGTCCAGTGCAAGCTGGCCCTGCGACTCAAGCGGGCGACCGAGGAACCACGAGTAGTTCGTGATGTTCTCGACGAACGGACGAAGCAACTGCGGCGTGACGTTGGGGGACGAAAACACGTCCACCCCACGCTTCAGCAAATTACCCACGACCTCGATAGCTGCTTTCTCTTCATCTGTCCCTTGCAGTTTGTAGTAGCGAACTACACGCTCAGGGATAGCTTTGAAGAAGAATGCGAGTTCGGCAGGAATGGGGATCGCTGGAGTAAAACCAAGATCCTTACCATAAGGGAGGATCCAGTTCGTGTCCCGCACATGGTCAGGCAGTGCGTTGTACTCGTCGTCATCAGACATCATCAGGGCGTAAGCAAGCCCCATGGCTGTCATCACGCCCATACGCTTGTAGAACATCGCTCTAGCTTGTCCTACCGATTGTCCAACAGCTTTGCCCGCAGCGGCCACTGCCAGCTTGTCCATACCTCGGGCGTATGCGTTGAAGAACGGCACGATGGCAATCATCGTGTTCATGAAGTTAGCTGAACCCCGCCTGGAGAAATTGATGATCTCTCGGGCACGAGACTCTGCCGCTGCAGCATCTCCAGTTTCTTTCAGCACCTGTTCATAGATAGCTTGGCGCACAGAAACGTCAGAAGCCTTGGCACCGGCCTCCATGAATCGCATGATGGTTTTGCCAACAGACTTGCCCTCGGCCCCAGCTTCTTGCAGGATGTCCCGAAGGTTCCCACCTTTGGTGAAATCGAACGTGCCGAAGATACCGAGCTTCGCCATCTCCCGGACGGTGGCATTCTGTTTCTTACCGAACGCTTCGCGGTACCAGTTCGCAGGGAAACTGGTAAGGATACGAGCCGTCAGTTGTATGGGGTTCTTCACCCCGGAATAGGCGTAGGCCCGTGCGATGTCGTCAAAGATCTGCTTGACTGCGAACGGTGGCATCGAGGTGACACCAGCACGCAGGATGTTGGAAGCAGTCTGCATCTTTTTGAAGACAGACGACAGTTCCGGTGGCTGGAAAGTGAACGCGATTACATGCGCCGGATCAGGGACGTAGTACTCGACCTTCTCCCCTTTGTCGTACACCTTGACGTTTGCACCGGTAGCGCCGACTTCGTTGTTGGCCCCCTTCTTGGCGAGCTTCAGCAGTTCCATGTCCTTCAACGCGGACAGGGAAGCATTGTTGAGCATGGCTTCGCGGGTTGACCAGTCCATGAACCCCGCGAAGTTCTCGATGACGGACAGCGATTCGCGGCTGCTACCTTCCAGATTCCGAATGTTCTTCAGTGCAGCAATACCACGGTTGCCGCCCCTAGCAGTGTCGAATCCTGCTTCGTATTCAACAATCCGCTTGAACGGGATGTAGCCGATGTTGTCCTTGTACTCCTGGGCTTTCTCAGGCGACAGACGGTTGGTTTCGACCAGCACATCCAGATTGTTGAAGCGGATTGCATCCAGGGTCTGGGAGATCTCTTGGATGTCCTTGTTTCTCTGGAACTCCGCTTCAAGCGCATCCAGCTTGGCGTCATCCTTGATGAGCAACTCAATGGTCTGATCTTCACGTAGCTGATCAGCTTCCTTGGTTTTGCCCGCTGCTTCCAGCGCCAGTGCCTGCTTTTCAACCTCACGGTTGTGCTCACGGAGGTAGTACTCGCGGTGCCCGTAGAGCACGGTGTCCACCTGGGTGCGGTACTTCTCGTAGGTCGTCCCAGCTTTCTCAGCTTCCTTCGCCAGACGCTCGATGACATCTTTCTGGTAGCTGATGGTTTTGCCAGCGACGAGCGGGAACTCCTTCGAGTCCTCAGGCACCGTCAGTTCAGCAGCTTGGACAAGCCCGTCCTTGATCTTCAAGCCCCCAGTACGCATAGCTTCGAGGCTGACACGCCCATGGTCAAGCGCCCGGGAGATCAGCACCATGGGGTTCAGGTTGCCCGTAGCGTCGCGCACCTTCCCTGCGTAAGCCTTGGTGAAGATGTCATCCAGCCCTGCAAGGTAGTCCGTCGCTTTGATCCGTGCAGCCAGCGCAGGGTTGCGCCTGAGGAGATCCGCAAGGCTCTTCTTGGACTCCTTACCGATGGCGTTGACACCCGCCGTTGCAGCTTCGGTCTGGGGGGTGACGGTGCGGAACCTTGCCACTCCAACTCCGCCAGAACCAATCCCTGCCTGGATAGCCTCACGGATGAAGGCTTGCAGTGGGCCGAGGCCCATCGTGCGGATCGCACGAGCAAGGTTTGGCATACCGATCCGCTCGGCCAACCGGGCGAAGAAGTTCCCAAGCTGCCGCAGCATGGAGCCAGTGAGCTTGGTCTGCTCTGCTATTTCAGCGAGCGCTTCTTCCACTGCCAGGACTTGAGCTTCTTCCCGGCTCATTCCCTTAGTGTCTTTCTTCCCGGTTTCCGAAGTGAGGTAGTCGTCCGCCGCCTGACGCATCGCTGCGCTCTGGTTGTAGAACTTCGTCATCAATGCCCGGTACTCAGCGGGCGACAACAGATTGGCTAGACCCTTGTGAAAGACTTCATGGAAGATAGTCTTCTGACCTTCAATGCCCTCTTTGATACCGCTACGGAAAAGATAGATCTTGCCTCTGATTACCGCACCAGCACGCGACCCAGCAACCTGCTTATTGTCTATATCGGTGACGTCATCGAGGACGGTGATGTCAAGATTACCACCCAGCGCTTTTTCAATGTCCGCAACAATTTTGCGGAGTTGGGCATCGGAGATAACGCCTTGGACGAGAGGGGTTTGAGGGATGGTGCGATAGCGAACGTCTTCATCTTCGAGAGACGTTTTTTCCTCCCCTTTGAACCTTCTTGCGCCAGTCTTCCCCTCACGAACGATAGGTTCGGTGGCTTCGTCCTCAGCGCGCTCAGTTTCCTCTTCCTCTAGTGCAGCTTCCTCTTCCTTCCGTACAAATTTGTAGGCACGGTCAAGTGCCGACTGCATGGACTTGCGGTCTTTCTTTGTACGTACTGCGATCTCTTCATTTAGCTGCTTGATGACGTCGCGGTTGTTACCTTTACTAGGATCGTAGTTAGAAGCTCTAGCGTAGATATCTGCAACCTGCTTGTCAGTCAGCCCAGAAAAATTAAGCGTACCTGTTTCTGTAAGTGCGGGTTTCAGAAGGTCTGCGACTTTAGCTTTCTTCTTTCCCTTAGGAGCTTCATATAGCACTCCTCGGGTAGGCTTAAGATCGGTAGCGCCAGTGCCTGCTTCAGACACGTTTTTGCCACGAACAATAATGTCAGTCTGACCAGCGTGGAACCGGCTCACTGCTTCCGCATCGATGCCCATTGCCTGGGCCACGCGGCTCACATTCGCACCCGAGCTACGTTCCATTCCTGCCAGTTCGGCGGCTTCCTCGCGGGAGTACGTGGTGGGCAGGTAGTTGCCTTCGGCATCCACACCAATGTAAGCAAGCACAGCTTGGTACATGCCCGGTTCCGCACGGGCCTTGAGAAGGTTCTCCTTCACTGCATCAAGGTCGATGACAGGCCGTTCCCCGCGTGCACCCAGAACGCCAGATGCACCCATCTTCTCCAGACGATCAACGAGATCACCTTTCTCAGAAGTTAGAAGCGTATCAAGTTGTGCCTTGAGTTCGTCGTATTTGGCGCGGTTTTTCGACTTCGGTGCAGGCGCCCTACCATTCTTCTGCTTCAGTGCGTCTATCTGTGCTTTGAGATCAGCTACACGACGTTCAAACGCCAAACCCATAGCAGTCTGCGGAGCTTCTTCTCCACGCAGTTCTGCACGGTACACCTCGGCCTGTTCTTCTGTGAACAAGCCAGCTTCCACCGCCCGGTCGATATCCTCTTCGGTGTACTCAACACCAGTGGTAGCACGCTCTGCTGCCTTGGGAGCAGCGGGCTTAGGCGCAGGGGCTTCGCTCGGGGGCGCTACTGCAGGGGGTTGCTGTCCTTCTCCTGCAGGAGGCTGTCCAACATCCTCGACAGGAGGAACCACTCGTACTGGCTCAGTGGCTCCAGTTCCTTGGGCGGGGCTGACGGCAACGGGTCCGCCAGCCACTGGAACGCCTGCTCCACTTGGCTTTGGCTCAGTTGGAACATTGGACGCACTTGGGGTCTCCGTAGTTACTGTGGGTGCAGTGAGGCTCGGTGTAGCTCTTTCGATTTCCCTGAGCGTCGTAGCTTCTTCCGGTGTTAGTTCAAAATTGAATGTGAATCCTTGTCTTACACCCTGCTCAGGGTAGTCGATGTTGTTTACACGCGGATCGCTATCAGGAATATCCGTATAGAAAAGAGGCAGGTCTGGCCTGTAATTAGAAGCGTAAGAGCGTTGTGTGCTTACCCACCTACCAGAATCTCCTTCCCCCCTAGAACCACTGTGATACACCCTAATGAACCCAGGGCGAACAGGGGGCTCAATGGTAACTGTAGGTTCTTGCGGGGCGGCTTCCTCCACCGTAGGTGTAGTCGCTTGCGTGGCGGTAGGAAGTACTACAGCAGCGGGGGGCTTGGGTGCTTCTGTAGGTTTCGGCGTTTCCTTGGCTGGCAACGTCTCCAAGAACTGCGCCGCCTTGAGCGCTGCGCCCTTGAGTTCCGGCCCTTGGTTGCGAGCTTTCTCTACAAAGTTCTCCAGGATACTGCGGACAGTTTCGACGTCTTTCGGATTGCTCAGGTCCTTGTTGACGAGCTTGTCGTAGAAGGTCTTCCGCTTCCCTTTGCCAGGGGCAAACCCCAACGCCCGAACAGCAGCGTCGTCGAGCACGGTGGAGGGGGCAGCTTCGCCGGGGGCAGCTTCAGGGGGCGGCGGTGCTGTTGTGGGCTGCGCAGGGGCGGTCTTGGCGGCTTTCTCGGCCTCAGCCTTGGCAGCTTCCTGACGGCGGACATCAATGGGGGCGAGCTCACCGGTGGAAGGCTCAGCACCCGCACCCCGGGCGCGACGTCCCAAGGCAAGGTCCATCAGCCCCTGTACGATGGCACCGGTAGCACCCCCATAGGCGGCTTGTTCACCAAGCCCTTCAATCAGAGCCTGCTCAGGCTTGTACACCCCCCGAGCAATCAGGTTCTGCGCAAGGCCCGAGGCGGCTTCCTGCGCAGCTTCTTCGCCGCCAGCAACGAACGCACGCTTGACCCTGGCCGTTGCGGTGAGCACTTCCCCTTCGGGGATGCGGGACAGGATCCTGAACGGCGCGAAGATCTCCAAGGCGCCAGGGATGGTGCCCAGAGCGGTGGCCGTGCCCCGCTGCTCAGCGGTAGCTCCCTCCGTCTCGGCCCGGGTCCGCGCTTCGCCTGCACCGGCACCAACGCCCAACGCGGTAGCGCCGATACGACCAGCCAACCCAAGGGGGCCTGCAGCCAGGAACGGTCCTGTGGAACCTACAGCCTCACCGATCTTGCGTCCGACAGTTCCTTCGTACCCCGGGGCCGGGGCGAAGGGCGCCTTGGCGGCACCAGCTATCCTGGCGATAGCTTCACGAGCGGCGCGTTCTTGCTCCTCTGGCAGAAGAGCAGAGGCACCAATAGCAGCGCTTTCGACTAGACCGACAGCACCGGGGACCAGACCCTTGAAGGCTTCACCAACCTGACCAAAGAACGTAGGTTCCGGGGGCCGTGCACCAGCTTCCGGTTTTAGCGCCAACACCGCACGGATGACTTCCTCCTGGCTCGCTCCAGGCGGGCCTTCGACATGGTAGGTTTTGCCGTTCGGTGCGGTGACTTGGTAGGTTGTCATGAGTACTACTTGACTTCTTGGACTTTCCAGCCTGAACGATCAATAGGTGCCGTTTCAGTGCCAGTAGAAAGATCAGGATCCTCCCCGCGATCTACTCCATACCTGCGCATCAAAGTAATTGCGTCCGCCTGAGCTTTCCGAAGTTTTTCTTGTAGGGCAGTGTTGGTTGGGGCTGCAGCGGCGGCTTTTTGCGCGTTAAGCAAAGCCTCCTGTACCCCCTTGTAGCCAGGATCCGCCTTCATTCTTTGGATTGCCAAGCGCTGCTGATTAGTTCCGTCATTACTCGTCGCTCGGTTTGCAGCGGCTCTAGCCGCCTCCGCCGAAATTCGCCTCGATTCGGCGTCGCTTGCCTGGATGCCAAACTGCACGACCTTCTCCCGCAGTGCGATCCTGGCGTTGAGGACCGCCTGATCTGCAGCTTCCCGAGTTTGTCTATCCCCGACAGAGTACGCCAGACGCTGTTGCGCCAAGGCCGTGTTGAGCTTGCGGTTTGCAGCGTCGATCTCACGGTTGAGTTTCTTGGCTTCTTCCGCTTTGGCTTCCCGAGCACTCATGACACCAGCGGCCTTTTCTGCAAGGCTACCCATCCACCGGCCCTTTGTGGGGTCGAAGGACGCAAGCTGGAGCATCTCCCGAGTGGTCAGCCCTTCAGGCTCCTTGTACTCCACAGGCTGCTGACGCTCCGCTTGCTGCGCAGCAATCAGCGCTTCACGAAGCTGCAGTTCCCCAGGGGTCACTCCGCCCCTACCTTCCATGCCAGTGATCCCCGCATTAGCGACTTTCGTGTACTCCGCGATGTCAGCCGGGATACCAGCCGGGACGGTAGGTGCACCGGCAGGGGGAGTAGCAGCGGGAGGACGAGCAGCGGGAGGACGAGCAACGGCAGCGGCAGGAGCAGCGGCAGGAGCAGCGGCAGGAGCAGCGGCAGGAGCAGCGGCAGGAGCAGCGGCAGGAGCAGCGGCAGGAGCAGCGGCAGGAGCAGCGGAGGGACGAGCGGCGGCAGGAGCAGCGGCAGCGGGCGCAGCGCTTGCCTTTAGTGCATTCAACTCTGTGATCAGCCCTGGCAGTCGAGCGTTGCTTGGGCTTCGTTGTTGAAGCTCTGTAATCTGCCTTTCCAGTTCTCTAATTCTATTGAGCCTAGGTACGTCTTCTACTCTAAGTTGATCCGTCACCGATACGATTGAGTCCGGGGTAAACCCAGCGAACTCATCTGCTTGGATATCCTCCAGATTCGCAGCAAGAAGGTCCTCTATGGTCAGAGGCTCTTCCTTTGGCTCACCACCATCTTGGAACGCGACAAGTCCGCCCCCGGCGTAGCCATACGGCTGAGACCCGATCCCTAGAGCCAGAGCTTCTTGGTCGATCTCGTCCTTGAGAGTCGCAGGCTTGCGGGCCATCTGGGCACCTGCCTGGAGCCCTTGGTTCATCATTGCGTTCTTCTTGGCCGTGATCCTCCGAGCCAGATCCGCAAGCATGGCAATCGGCGTCACGCCGGTCTGCTGCATGGACTGCGTAGCCAAACGCGCAAACTGATCATCCGGCACGCCGGACCCCTGGGCCAGCGCACTGCCAAGCCCACCAGACTGAGACTGCCCAGGATTGAACATCATGACTTCTTCCCAAACATCATGTCGTAGATGCTATTCGCAAACAGCCCGCCTTGGATAGCAGAGCCAAATGACGACGTCCCTGGCTGATAGGGCTGCGAATTGATAGGCATGCCGCTGACGATGTCGCGCATGAAGCCAAGCTGCTTGTACGGGTAGTTCATGGACTCGGACCACTCCTTGTAGCCAAAGTCCAGAGGTTCTTGCGCGATGCCACGCTGAAGCGTACCAGCCTTCATCTGATCCGCGATGGTCTTCAGGTCCTGGCCAGCACCGAACTGCCGCGAGGCTTCGCCCAGACGTTGACCTTCAAGCCCGAGGGTCGCCTCTCCGAGGCGCTGCTTCTGAGCCTGCTCATACGCAGCCATGAGCCCCTTGGCCTGAATGTCCCCGATCTGGGTTCCCAGGTTGCGCTGGCGCTCGGCTTCCATGATGGCCTGCCTGCTGCCGCCGTAGGCACCGGCCTGGGCAAGGCGAGCCTGCTCGGTGTTGCGGCTGATGTCAGCGGTCCTACGGGCTTCCCGGGCCTGGATGTCAACGACATTCTGCAGGTACGGGTTCATGTAGTCCTGAACGGACCCGACCGGACCAAGGCCCGTGTTGAACTGCCCCGGCTGATACGAGCCGATACCGCCCAGGCTGGTAAATGCCTCCTCCTCCAGCGGGGAGTAGCCCGGTGCACCTTCAGGCGTCTCGTAGGCAAACCGCCGCCCGGTGTAGGGCGTGTACTCTTGCTGCGCCAACCCCCACGAACGATTGAGCATGTCCGTGAGGTAGCCCTCAAAGCCGGGGGCAACGGTGCCGGTTGGGCTCACATTGGTGTTCATCATGCGCTCCTTTGAAGCCGGTTCATCATGGCATAGAGCGTCTTGGCCCCACCTGCTTCATCAACAACTGCTTTCGGAACGTAGGCTTCGCCGCTGGAAACCCTGGCCGGAGTCGTGTTACCGATTCTGGCATGGACACGGTCATCTCGACCAGACCCATCACCTGGGCCGTGGATCATTTTGGCCCCAGGCAGCATTTGCGCGAGGCCCTGCGGCCCGCCTGCACCATCTACAGCCTTCTTCGTCATGACGAAGCCTCCGTCCTCCATGGGCAGGGGGCGTTGCGGCGTACCAGTGACCATGCCACCGGCAGCGTATGCCTGCATGAGTCCACCATCAGCGGCGAACGAGGTCTTCGCAACGGGGCCGTACTTGCCCGGGACGATGGTGCGTGTGACCTTGGACGGGGAGAGGTTCAGGTTGATGCCTCCGCTGTCAGGTCTCGTGTTGCGTGCACCATAGATCATCGCCAACAGCGTCGCAATACCACGCGGCGTCGTCAGCAGAGATGTACCGAGGGTTTTGGCACCACCAAGGGCAGCGCTGAAGAGACCCGCGAGCCCACTGCTATCAGCGTTAGCTCCGGACGACGGAAGAAAATACGACGATGGGGCGCCGATGTCGTAGCCCATGGCCGCCGCTACATCTGCGTCAGAGACTGAAGTATTCCAATTGTCTGGAGACCCAAACATCCATTCGTATGAACTGGTATCTACGTCGCTCATATCACGCTCCAAACTCATATTCCATCAGGGGGCCGTAGCGTCCTGCAGTCATCTGTGAGGACCACGCGGGCTGCTTGGGTTCTTGCGCTGCCTGTTCTATCGCTGCCAGGACAGAATAGGTGTCTGCGTTGATACCTGTGTCGCCGTAGGTGTTGCCTGTGGGAGATGACCCCTGGGACGGCGCCGAAGGTAGACCGAGGGCTGCGCCTAAACTGCCAGACTTCGTCCCACCTACAGCTTCTGACGCTGCCCTGTTGACTGCGGGGCCAAGCGTTGAGCTTGCCAACGCGCCGGCCAATGGGTTGCCTGTGAGGCCACCTACGAGAGCGCCAAGCCCTGCTTGCGCACCGGAGCCTACGGCTTTGCCAAGATCGTTAGTGAGGATGCCTTCGACGATACCGGAAGGAATCCCAGTCCTCGCACCAACCAACCCCGCAACCAGCCCAGGCACGACGTCCTTAGCGGACAGCCTGCCCGTCATCAGGCCGTGGATGTTTGCAATGCCCTTGCCAAGCGCGGACACCGTGCCGTAGCCAGGAACCAGACTGGCAAGCGCGGGAGCAGCGTAGTTCAGGACGTTGTGGACGTTCTGTGCGGCGAGGGCTTGCTCTATGTTTTGGGTGAATCCCGGGACATCCATCTTCCCGAGTCCTGCTTGCGCAAGTGTATTCAGATCCGCGTAGCTGACCCCTGGCGAATGCATGGGTCCGCGATCAAAGCCGAACTGATAATCGTCTTGCTGTTTTTGCGCAAGGTTCATCCCCTGAACAGCCGCAGCCAACTCCGCAAAAGAAGTCGGCGCCATGAAATCTTGGACATGTGCAGGCGCGGACGCAAGCGCGGCGTCCATTACCGCCGTATTCGCTGCCGTTTGATCTGCTTCTCCGGGGCTACTGTAGCCGTCGTTAAACCCCCCGCCTTGACCGGAGCCATCCCCATAGCCGCTAAAGTCCCCGCCTCCGGTATCAAAATGCACTACGCCATCTTTATCGACTCTCACGGCATCCCTCCAATATCACTGAGTCAAATTACCGGCTGATCTCTTCCCAGTCCATCGAGGCATGAACCTGATCTCCATTCGACGACGACGTGCATACAAGCGTAAGCTCGTAGGGCGTGGCGGTGAATGAGTTCCGTTCAAGCTGAAAAGAGAACAAGGCTTCCTTCAAGATGTCAATGGTGTTGGACCCTTGATTTGATCCCTGGAAGTAGCCTGAAGCCAGGATGCGCCCGCCTGCTGTTGCAGTGCCTGTGATGTTGTAGTCCACAGCCGAACTCGTCCCCGCACTCACCCATGTACCCCCAGTAGTCGTACCTGATGCCACCACGCTCCACTGGTAGTTGGTGTTGTTGGTGATGCCCATGATAGACAGCGCGGTCAAGATGACAATGCCGTCCAAGCGGGTAGACTTGAGTCGAATTGAGATGATAGGGTACAAGGTGCCTGCGGTCGTCAGCGTTCTTGGTGTCAAGATATTTGTGCCGACAGCTTGCTGCAACCCTCGAAGCTCGTAGCCCCCTTCAGAGATCACCGTCGAACAAACCTGCTTCATCGTGCTTGACGAAGAAGTGCCCGCCACGTTTTCAATCTCGTAGCGCAAAGGCAGGGAGGCGGTGGTGATGTACGTCGTTGTGATCAGGTTCGCGTGATTGAAGTTGTGCGCCGGAACAAACACACCATTGATGATGAACCCCAAGCGGCAGGTGCCCAGACCCAGCCACTCAATATCCATGTACAAGATCTGCGCTTTTGACAGATCGAGCGTGATACCTGATGGACCCGTGCCATTAAGCGGATCTTGGTTCCAGTTCGCTTGTGCAACAAGCGTGTCAGTGGTTACGCCGGTTACAAAACTTCTCTCGACAAAATATACACTGCTGCCGTTTTGTTCAAGGTAGAGTCCGTTTGAAGCCCCAAAGTAGCCTACACGTTGGCGCAGGTTAGTTTTTGTTTGGGCCATCACAAACGTGGACATTACCAGCAGGCTTTTTCCAGGCTGGTAAGAGAAAACTTTCGTCGTCTCGCGGATGATCTTGCTGCCGCTTGCCGTATCGATTGTGAGATCCACAAGACCTTGGGCGGCATTGAACGCTACAGTGAAGGTTCCGGCGGCTGAAGTGTCGTTTACCCAAAGGTTGTTGTCCGAAAAACGGTGCGACGAATCAAACAGCGTCAGCGGGCTGCTGGTGCGCAGACGGCCAAACGCATCAACGTTGGTGCCGCCAATTGATACCGGGACGGTTGCCGAAGTTACTGCCACGATGCGCCCCAGAAGGTCGTCAAGTTGGTTGAAGTACAGCCGCAGGACGTTGACTAGCGCGTCAAAGTACCTTTGGTCATACGTCTGTGTCGGTTTTGGCAGCGAAGGTGCTGTGAACCGCTTGACGATGCTGTAAAAGATACTCACGACTTGCGCCCGTCCTGCCGAATGTCGATACGCGGCGCACCTAGCTGCCACTGGACGCCCAGGTTTTCAGAGGCAATCTTCATGGACATCTGCCGCCCACGGACGCGGATGTTGACTTGGCCCGTGAACTGCTCCACAGGCACCGTAGCACTGCGGATGATCGGGTAGGCGTTCTCTCCCGCCACAGACATGTCCGCGCTTGTGCTGTTCACAGGGACCGTACCGCGCGTGTAGCCTGAGCCGGAGTTTTGCAGCGGGAACATGCTCAGCGTAGCTTGAGGAGCCGCAGCGGTCGAGCCCCGGAAGGTGATGTCCGGAAGAACACGCCAGATGAACCCGAAGTTGTGTCCGTCGTCGATGTCGAACTCCGCCGACGTGATGTACGCAGTGATGGGCACCGCAGTGCCCGTCTCGTTGTTGTCAACACCGAACTCTTGGTAGATTAAGGTATTCGTGCCTGCGGACACCGGGTAGTCCCCAATCAGACCTGCGTCAACCCACGCGCTGCGGGTGAGCGTGCCGTAGTACCAGACCCTTTCAGCGTAGTTGTAGATTACATACTTGTTCACGACCGTCGAGTCAGCAGAGCAGTAGAACCACCAAATCTCGTTGAACTGGTCAACGGTGCTGGCAAAGATCAACTCTTTCTGGCTGTAGTTGAAGTCGCGGAACACGTATTCCCGAACGTCGCAGGGGAGCGCTTGCACGCGCCCGTCGTATATGTAGAACTTCTCGTTACCCATCCAGTAGGTAACGCCCGCCGCAACGGCGCACGCCCGGTCGCTGAGGATGCTGATGTTGTCGGCCAGAAGCTGCGCCTGCCACCACGGCTCACCCGTCAGGTACTGCATCGAGTACAGCGACGTATCTGTCCAGACCAAGATCTCCTGGCGAACTTGAAGCGCGGCCTGGATCAAGCTGCCGTGGGACAGCCGAATGCTGCCAGCCTGGGTGGTGGCCGAAGGCGTCCAGTTGATCGCGCTCTCTTGATCAGACCACCGGATCAGCATGGGGTCAAGCGTGGTGCTGCCGTAGTCAGGGCAGCCGAACGCCATGACGATGCGCGACACATCCGACACCATGAACAGATTGACCGAAGACGGTACGTCAGTTGCCCCTGAAATGCCCGACAGCGCCACGCCCCGCGTGGTCAACGGGTTGGCTACGGTTGCATCCCAGTAGTACAGCGGACCCCCTTTGGGGCCGTAGATCAGGTTCTGCCCGAAGTTCTGGTGGTTCCAGATCCGCAGCGGCTGCGAGCCAACCGATCCCGAGCCCCAGGTGCCGCTGCCCCACGTACCAGAACCCCAGCCTGAAATTGGGCTTTCTATCTCTCCGCCGATACCGATCTGATACGCAGCGGACACCGCTGAACCACCCGTCGCGCCCGCAGGAATGGCGCTGCTCGTGGTGATGGTGTAGCTGTTGGCGTCGATGTACGTGAGTTGGAACTCTCCGTTGAGCAGCGCCGCATACGTGCCCGTTACGCCACTAAACGTCACGAAATCGTTGCTGGTACAGCCGTGTGCAGGCGCACTGACGGCAACGGTTGTGGTGCCGTTGCCGGTGAACGGATCAGTGCCCAGCGTCGTGGTTGTGCGCAGCGGCGTGATGTCGTAGTACGCCCCGCCGAACGCGATGTAGTACTTGAGGTTGGTGCCGGTCCCGAGGTACGTTGCGCCGGAGAATGTGGCCCAGGGCCACAGAGAGCGGCAGATGCCCAGGAAGGTGTTTACCGAGACACGCGCCCAGCCGCCGATCTTCTCCGGGGTGCCGTAGCGGAACCTGACCTTGTCGCAGTCATACCAGCCGCCCTCGTTGGTGTAGCGAGTGTTCTCTCGGTTTACACCGGGCTTCAGGACTAGCTTTTTCAGTGGCATGGTCTACCTCAGAAACAGCGCACGCTCGTCCCTGCGCCGCTTGACAAGACCCGGGAGTTCTTTGCCGCCAGCCTTGGTCCATTGCATGAACGCGTCTGCGGCTCCCTCGATGTCATCGCGGTTGGCCTTCATGCGGATCTGGCTGCGCTGCAGATTCCCTAGCCCTGCGTTGTACGCAAAAGAGACCAGAGCGTCAAAGCGCCCTTGATGACCAACACAGCCGGGAACCAGACGAAGAACACCTCGTTCAAAAGCAGCGACGTCCACCGCGAATAGTCTCTCGATCTCTTCCTTGGACCAGACACGGTTGTGCTCCGGACGTAGCGGGTAGTTCATGCGGATGAACCCAGTGTAGCCCTCTTTGCGAACCATGGGCAGTTGGATCTGGTCCTGATACAGGACGTGCCCGTACCCGACGGTCCAGATGTGCGCAGGGCACAGATAGGGCCGGGTTCTGTAGCCCTCATACCTGTGCATCAGCGCAGCGCCCTCGGGGCTGAGCTTCACTTCTTGCTCCACTGCCTGCTGCCGAACCAGAACCCAATGATTCCGCCCAACATCGCCATCTCGTCTTCACTGAAGATGATCGCGGTAACGCGAATCAGGTCGTCAACCGACTGAATCAGACCCGGATGCTTCCAGACGTACAACGTCAAGGCCGCATTGATCAGCACCAACTCGATGATGAAAATATAGGTCACCGTCGGGCGCACCGTGCCGACATAGTTTGCCACCCAGCGGCTGGCTTTCTCCAGCACCTTCTCATCATGCTTGAGCGCAGCCTCGGTCATCTGCGCCTCGGTCTGCATCGCAACCTGCTCGACGCGGATCTCCTCCATCTTGGCCTGGGAGGCGTATCCCTGGGCTGCAAGCTGGAGTTCACGCTCGGTCTGAAGACGCGCCAGGGCAATCTCGTGCTTCTGGTCGCTCTTGTTCTGGAAGAACTCCAGCAGCTTGGGCAGGCCGCTGATCAGCAGACCACCGAGGGTAGAAAGCAGAGAGAGCATGTTTACCCCTTGGTGGAGATGACATCATCACCGCGCTGGACGGTGACCTTGTCGCCTTCGACACTGACCTTCATGGACGCTTCCTGACGCTCAGGCTTGTCCAGGCGCCCGATCAACTCCTTGATGATCGTGATCTCGGGCTTCTCTTCCTTCTTGGTCTCGTTGACGATGCCGTTGACCATCTGGATCAGAGCCATCGTGGCGGTTGCCACCAGACCGATGACAGCAGGAAGCGCTTCGGTGTTCAGGAAAGCCGACGACACAACACCCACCAGCACCAGCAGGAAGATCCAGACGATGGCCGTCTTGCCGATGGCCTTGGCAGCGACTTCCTTGGCGGTGGCCTGAGCCTCCAGCCGCTTGAGTTCAACTGCGGCCTGGGCCTTCAGGGTGTTCAGGTCAATCGGTTCCATGATGACTCCTTAGCTCACGCTGTCCGTTTCCACATGTAAACGGTGATGTACGGCTGGTAGTTGGCGTTTGTACCGCTAGACCCCGCCGTGTTCACGCTGATGCCGGTCGTTGCGGTGGAGGAGGTTATGGTCGAACTGGTGCCGGCGCTGTTCGTTGAGTACAAAGCTTGCGCACTGTTACCGGTTGCGGAAGTCGGGATGGTCGTCGTGTGCGAGTGTCCGGGATCAGTGATCGTGTGCGTGTGGCTGACCGCTATCGCATCCGCAGAACCGCCGGTTTCTTCGGCAGTATCAAACAGGACGTTTGTGGAGTCGAAGCCGACAGGGACACGCCCGGCACCGAATGCAACCCAAGTGCCAAACCCGAGCAACGTGCCAGGGTTGGTTGCGTTAGTGGCGTTGATGTAGATAGACCCAACAGGATGCAACGCCTGTAGAGCGGCCTGTACAAAAGCGGTTGTAGCAAGCTGGGTTGTGTTCGTTCCAAAACTAGCAGTCGCAGTCGTGGGTGCTCCGGATATATTTCCAATAGCTACGTCGGTGAAGCCGGTGATGGCCTCAACAACGTCAGTGCCGTTGCAATACAGCAGCCTGCGCTGCCCAGCGGGGACGGCGATGCCAGATCCCGAAGGGGTCTTCAGCGTCATGGCGAAGCCGCCTGACGTGCTGTTGGTGAAGACGTAGAGCTTGCTGGTGGCAGGGCAGATCACGTTCCGCGCCGCACCGGGCGAGCCGATGGCCGTGATGAACATGTGCCGCGCTTCGTTGGGCGTAGACCCGTCCCCGTTCGTCAGGGTGTAGTCCGTGCCTGCAACGTTGATGCTGGTCGTCCCTGCGATGGCCTGCGAGATGGGCGTGGTGATGGCCGTGTTGACCACGTTGCCCCAGGTGCCCGACAGCTCTCCCTGAACAGGAAGTTCGAACTTCAGCAGGGCGGTGTATGAAGAAGGCATGGTGCCCCTCAAGTTTGGATTTCAACCCAGCCCGGGGACTGGGTATCGTTGATCTCGACCCAGGTCGTAGGCGGCGCCGTCACAACATTTTGCCAGTTCGGGGTCTGGCTGTCATCTATTGGATTCCAGAGGTAGCTGCCCGCCACAAGGTCCGTGATAGCTCCGGCGTCGCTGAACGAGACATTGAACGTGCCGCCCGCAGTGGGCGTGTCCAGTGCCTGGGCTGTGTCAAGGATGCTTACGCTGAACGTAGACGCAGCAACTGCGGGCGTATCAGCCCCCATGACACTGTCGGAGAAAGCCGCACCGAACGTGACGCTCACTGAGACCGCGTCTGCGCCTGTAGCCGTGTCAGAAAAGAAGGCTGCGAACGAGGCCCTGGCAGAGATCGCATCTGCGCCGGTAGCTGTATCAGAGAAAGAAGCGCTAGTAGAAAGCGCTCCCGAGATAGCATCGGCGCCGGTAGCTGTGTCAGAGAAAGATATCCCTATCGAAGCGGAAGCGGCTACGGTATCTGCACCTGTAGCAGTATCAGAAAAAACCGCACTAAAGACAAAGTTCGATGTGACAGCATCCGAGCCTGTTGCCGTATCACTCAACGAAACGTTGAATGTTCCAGATGCCGCGAATGCATCTATACCGGTAGCCGTCTCACTGTAAGCTGCGCCAAAAATTGATGCCGCGACAGAAACTGCGTCTGCGCCAGTTGCTGTGTCGCTGAAAGATGCGCTGTATACCGTGCCCCCCGCTGCTTCAAAGTACCAGCCCAGTGACCCGTTGTTGGTCGAGTTGGCGCCCGCGTACCACGTTGTGGTCAGCGAGTAGGCGCGGATACCCGTGATCGTCAGGTAGTCCGGCGTGGTCACCGTACCGGAGGTCAGGACCAGTGTTGCAGGCGAAGAGGCAGATGTGCCCGTCAGCGTCAATACCCTACCAGCTTCGCCCGCAGCGGTGAAGTTGCCAACCGTCTGCGTTGTGGTGCCGAAGTTGATGGCGGTGGCACCAGTGGCTTTGTAGGTGTTGGTGATGTTGGCGAAAGTGTTGTTGCCGCTGATGGTCAGCGTACCTGCGCCGCCTTGGTTGAGGGTGATGTTGGTGTAGGAGATGCCGCCGCCTGCGAAGGTCTTGGCTGACGCAGAGGTGAGGCTGATGGTGCCGGTGCCGGTGACGGTGAGGTTGGTGGAGGTGGCTGCGCTCCATCCCCCAGTACCTGCAATGGTCCAAGTACCAGAGCCGACAGCAATTGTTCGTATGTTTGAGTTGGAAGAAGACAGCGTACTGGCGGAACCAGATAGCGTGACGCTGTAACCAGAGGCATCAAAAGTACCATTAGTGATTTGTAATGCGTTTGTTGTGCTCGCCGTCCCCGTGTAGGCATCAGATAAACTTACAACGCCGCCCGGAGAATCAATAAATACAGCAATTGTTGTAAAAGATACGCCCGCGGATGTAATTGTTTGCGAAGATCTGCCAGCAAAAGTGACATTACTTCCAGAGTTTGTTATTGTCGTTCCCGTACCATTTACCCAGTTGCCGTAGATCGCTGGTGTGGTTGAGCCCGTCGCCAGCGTCATCGTATTCGTCGTCCTAGCCGACATGTCGATGGTGCCAATGTTGTAGCTTTGGTTGATGGTGATGGTAGATCCGCTTGCTGGGGTTCCAGTTGGAACAATTGCCGTATCTTGTGCAAGCGGGAACCAAATACCACTTGCCGCCCCTCCAACAGAATCTGACCATGATGCCGCTGCGCCCCAGTTTACGTTTACGCCTGTGCCAATAAAATAAACCGTCTTCGCAGCATCAAACGTAATGCCGCTGTTGCCCTTACAGTCTCCGATGCGCGTGCCTGTTGCTGGCGCGGCTACACCGGCTACGGTGATGTCTCTGAAGTCAACGTCCGTCAGGGACACGGCAGCGCAGGTCAATGTGCGTGTGGTGCCGAGCGTGTTAGAGCGAACGAAATGACGCATCGTGGCGTTGGTGCCTGCTGAACAGGTGAAGGTGCCTGTTATGGTCTGGTTGGCTGTGACGCTGATGATCTTCAGACCAGCAGAGGTGATGCCGGTGAAGGACAGGTTGTTGAAGCTATTGGCCCCGTTGATGGTGACGGTGCCTGCGGAGGTGCTGGTGAAGGCGACGTTGTAGAAGGATTGGTTGTTCCCAAACGGCGATGGGTTTGCGGATGAAAAATTTAATTGTGCAGTTCCTGGAACAACGGACAAATTTGCCCTAGTTGTTTCTGTTGACCCCAAACTAACAGGCGAGGATCCTGATAGGGTATGCGTACCCGACCCAAAATCAATTGTTCTTGAATTTTGGTTATCTGAGGCTATTTGTGACGCAGTAAGGTTGTATGTGACGCACTTAAAAGAACCATTTGTAATGGTAAAAGAAGTAGATCCTGCATCTAATGCACTACCAAGCGACCATTCAGAACTGACTCCATTCAC